ACCTTTTAAAATTCTTATGTGATTCCTAACTTGTTCGAGGTCTTTGTAAACACTTTTGTTTTCAGCATAAATCTTCTTTGCTAAAGTCATATTAGCAGTGTTAGGGAACTTTAATAAATACTCTTTTGCAATATCTGATTTAATAGTTGGTTGACCTGCCATTTATAAGTGGAATAATTGTGCTTCTGCTTTTCTGCGATTTACTAAGCCTTGTAATACCTTACCGCCTCCAGTTGTGTAGTGTGTTTCCCACCATTGTTTAAGGTCTTTAGATTTAGAATTAACTAATCTAAATAAGGTTTCAGACTTTCCGCAATTCCATGCAAAAGAAACTAAGGCATCAAACTGATACTGGGTTAAATCTATTTTTATATTCTTGTTAACTATTGCTTCAAATTGTGGAAGCAAATCCATCAATAATTCTTCTGCTTGTTGCTGTGTAATTTTATCGCCTAACTTTATTTTAGAACCATCTTTGTAAAAGGTGTTTCCGTAACCTATCGTGACTTTACCGGCAGGACAAGTATATGCAGTTAGTTTGCAGCCCTCGAATTTTTTGATTAATCCTAAACCTCTAATTCCCGTTTTCATTGCTAAATAAGTTAGTTAGTTCATCAATACAAGCACCGCCTACTAATATCCAAAATGCTACCTTTTCACTCCCATTTACATAAGCAGAAACCGATATTGTAGCTAATATTGATTTAATAGCTAATAGCCATCGTTTGACATTCTTGGGTGTAGGCTCAAAGTAGTTTCTAAGTGATAATCTTTTCATCTCAATTCCTTAAAGGTTTGCTCAAATCCAAATGATTTAATAAAGAAATAAGTTATCATTACACAAAGGATTGTACTAATAAAGCTATGTAATATTTCATCATAAGAATAAGACAAACACACGCAAGCTAAGGCATCGAAAATGAACTCAATTATTTTGATTCTATGACCACCATCATTCGGGAATGTGTTCTCCCAATAGCCAATCTTATTTCGTGTAAATCTTGCATAACTCCACCACTCTGAATAACCATGTTTCTCAAACAATGAATCGAACAAAATAATGCACTCAAATAATGCTCGACAATACCCTGCAATCAATGCGAATAAAACACCCAATATCATGTAGTCAAATTGAATCATTTCTTTAAACCCTTTTCAAAATCATCAATAGATTTATCGGTAATCATTTTTATAATCCAATTACAAAAACGAAATATCCAATAGATGATGGTACAAATCGAAGCTATGGAAGCGAATAAAAAATTATGTTTTTCTAACAAGGCTATAAAGCCAAGTACTGAAACGAATATATCTAAGAATCTATGAGGCATTATCTTTTGGTTTAACGTAATCAATCTGTGGTAAGTCCTTTACCCATAAAAAATTTTCATCAATAGTTTGTTCAACCTCTTCTTGCGAAATAAACCAAACTCCATTCGCATCTTGTGTAGGGCTATAAGTATTATCAGATACAAATTCAACTCCTAGAAGTTTATTTTTTTGCGTTGCTGTTAGTTTAAATACTTTCATTATACGTTTCTCCCTAAATCAGTTTCAAATTGATTTATAATACTGCTATAAAGTGTTGCATTGGCATCTGAAAAACCTACTCCTATTGAAGCGAATCCACATTCTTTTGTTGAGTATTGTATTTGTGTTACTGCTGTTAGTCTATCTGCTGCTAAATAAAGTGATAGTGCTACAACTCCACTTGTTTGGGCTGTATCTAATATTTTAGTACCTCTTTTCCATGCTTGACTATTTGTCGCAGATTTTCTATTTGCTAGACAAAACCCCAGCGTGTCCGCTACTGCGACACTCACATAAGAACCTAATGCACCTTTAAAATTAGGATAAAAAGCATTTAAATAAAGACTTAATCCATTTTCAATACCTGCGGAAACAGCACCTATTTCAGTTTGTATATCATTTACATTTGTTCTCGAATAATATGAATAATGTGAATCGTCTTTATTCAAAATGATTGAAGGTTGTAAAAAAGTATTTGCGTATGCTGTTGTTCCGTTTGGTTTTGCGCCCGTAGATGAATGTGTCCACCCACCCGTAAAAGCTAATCTATAAGCAGCCTCAGTATCTTGTGGGTCTTTCAAATTAAATTTATGAGTTGTTGCCGTACCGCCCACCATTGGATAAATAGCTAAATTGCCTGTCCATAAATCAGCACTTGAATTTAAATTGCCCATACCTTTTAAATTTAGTACAAGTGTATTTATTGCACTTGTTATTGTTGCATCTGTTATTCCTGCTGCTGTTAAAAACGCTGCTGCATCGGCATCTAATCCGCTCGAATGAACAAATGGTAAACCTATCGCTATCGTTGGAAAATTAGCCATTAATTATACTCGATTACTGAACCACTCGACAATGTATAAGCAGTAATTTGAAAGTTAGGATTAGTAGGTAAATATGTACCTGCTTTAATCGTAACACCTGTTAAATTTTTTAAAGTCATTTGGTTAACTCCATTGATGGCAAATGCTGTAAAAACGCAATCAGTCATTACAACTATGCTCTCTACTGCCAATCCTGTTCTTGCGGATGTTCCTGCGTTCACATAGAACCCACCCATTCCGCTAATTTTCTCTAATGCTGTACTCATAATATTATATATAAATTTTTGTTTAAATTGTTGGCACTTGACATCTGTCGTTTAATTCCATTAGGTCAAGTGCTATGTCTAATTTCCATCCATTCACTACATCGGGAAAGCCTTCACGAACTTGTCCGAAGTTTACATCGTATCTTACGTTAAAATAATCTTGGTAAATTGGGTCACTCAATTCTGCGATTAAATCCCTGCCTATGCTTAACGTATCACTCAATACATCTATCTCATTACTATTGTCTGCTCGTTGAATATCTAAAACGTATAACGACAAATTCATTGTAAACATTCTTTCACTCATTTGGCTATCGTTTATATCGCACCAAACCATCGTGTACTGTTCCTGCTCACTTGCGCTTATATCTGTAATCGAACCAAAAACAAAACTATTTATTTGCAGATGGTTGTTGCAGATTGTTCTTATTATGTTTAGTACCTGGTTTAGTGTTATGAACTTCATTTTGTTGCTTTATAAATGCTTGTAATTTCTCGATATTTGTCTTATTGATTCCCTTATTCATTAGCAGAATGTGCAACCTCTGCCAGTTACACTTGGACTTGTTTCTAAATCTGTAAAATTGTATTGACCCATGCAACAGCTATTATCATCTAATAGCATACCACTTGTGTAATTAGATTGCTTTGCGTAGATGGTCGCTAAATCCGAATTTGGTTGATTTAAAAACAAAGGATAAGTAGTATCATTGGCATATAAATACTTAGTTAATCTTTCAGCATACCACTCCGCTTTATTCTTAGCCCTATCCATAACCATAGTTAGTTCATCAATGCTTGCAGGCTGCATATTATCTGCATTCTGCACACCTACCGCCTTGTTGAAATACTTGTAATTAATATTCAATGGTAGTTCATATCTAACATACCAAATCATTGCAGGTGTGATGTAAGTATCAAGTAATAATTTATATGAATTACTCAACGTGCCTGCTATAATCTTTGTCACAAAATCATTATACAATGCTGTTCCTAATATCGGTAGTATATAAAAAGATTGAACATCAATTATAGTTGGTGTTACTATCTTCATATCTACATTATCTTGCAAGATTGATTCTTGCTTTAATGTTGCTTCGCTTAAAAATATCGCCTTTGCCATTATCTTATTTTCTTTACTAATTCTTGTGACCAAATATGCCTGCAAAAAGGATAATTTGTGTTATCTCTTGTATCGTGCAGCCATCCACCCCTACGTCTAAAAGCATCATAGTTAGGTATCCCATAAATAGCCCCTAATTCTTGACCAATTTTGTCTATGTCATCCTTTGAAAAGTATCTTTCATTTGCCATCATTGATTCACAGAAAGGTCTGCTTTTACCACCTTTGACTAATTTAGGTGCATCGGGTCTTAAAACATATCTATAACGTATATAAAGTTCTTGAAAACTTGGAACTACTTTTCTTGCACCTGACCTTGTTAAACTTATCTTACCTTCGCTGTCCAAATCAATCAAACCTTCATCCCCTAACGCTGTCAAACTTTCAATGATTGAGGTCTTATCTGTCTTTAAAATCTTTGTTAAATCTTCAATCGTTATATTAGGTGTTTTTTGAACTAAATCTAAAACTCCATTATCTTGCTTAGTCAGTGCGAATTGCTGCGTACTAAACATAAATTTTTTATGCTTTACACTTACAAAATTCTCAATAGGCTCTCCATATTTTGAGAAGATACTAAAGTCCAAATCATCATCGGCTATTTCATCGTGTGAACACTTTGAGAATTGTGCAGGGCTATCTGTTGGTAGTATTGCATCGGCTGCTAATGGTGGTTTGTTTACTATTCCCCTTATCTCATCTTGACTTAATGAAGCTAAAACCTTATTCGCTACTAATGGACTTAATGAATTTAAGGCATCGCTAATAGTTGAATTAACATTAGTTTGAATGTCTAATGGTTTTCTACCTATAATTTCTCGCATCTCATCCTTTGTTAAAATGGTCATCAAAGTCTGCTCACTAAAACTTGGCATGATTGGTTCTAATGCTTTTATTTTTAGCTTTCCTTTAACTGGTGCGAATAGATTATATATTTCTTCTTGTACTCTTTGCTTTGGATTAACGTATGTGTTAGCAAATAGATTGTAAGCATCAACCATTTCATTGCGCCCACCTAATTGCCCCTCGACTCTTACACCAAATAACATTGGTGATGTAATTTTATGTCCAACAAATATTTCTTGTTGTATCGTATCGTTTAACGCTTCGTATTTCTTATCAAAATCTCCTGCTGCTAAGTCTAATATTTCAGGTACTCTATTCGGGTCATCTACAAAATCAATTACTGTACTACCTGCATTGTCAGTTGGTGTAAACTTAGCTTTTAACTTTCGTTCTGTTGACTTCATTTCTTCAGCACTCGGTACACCATTTTTAAACACAATCATTTTAGAACCTTTGAAACTATTCTGTATTTCGGCTCTATGAAAGTTTGCTATTTCAGCATCAGTAATTATTGCAGGTATTGCACCAATGTATTCGGGTAATGTATAAGTATTGATGTTAGGTCGATACGATTTGTAATAATAGATACTTTCACTTGGTAGCTTCTTTAAACTTGGGTCGAATGGTGGTAAGGTCTTATATTCATCTTCTTTGATATTAGTATTCTCTCCACCTTCACTATTTAACCATTTATCGCTAATATAAAATTCGCTGTTATCCTCTGTGCTTCGAACATCGCAATAATTAACGTGATAAATTTCTGAAATACCTCCTTTTTTGTCGCTTACAATTTTAAGATAACAACCTCCAAATATTTCACAATCTAAGTCTGTCTTATTAAGTAAGTCTTTTAGTGTTTCGTATGGATTAGGTGTATCTATAAATGCTTTTAATGCAACTACCTCTTCGCCTTCCATGCCTAATTCATCAAACATCCAACCTTGACCCGTTATGTATTGCTGCTTGCTTGTTAATATTGCGTTATGCTTTGCGCTGCGATTAAATAATGTAAGTAAAAAGTTAGGGTAGTTATTATTCTCTCCATACTTTACATACTTTAATTTTTGCGAAGACTTAGGTTCAACAAATGTAGGCACTTTATCATTCGTAAATTTAAGCACCATTACACTCGGATTATATTCTTTTTTATCTGTCATTTATTGTGGTGTGTATACAAAGGTAGTTGAATCGGCTGGATTATATTCTGTATTATTTTGAGCAGTTGGAATGTACCAAAGTAAGCCAGTTTCTAATTGATATATTGTGCTGCCTGCTACTTCTTTTGCATCACTCAAATCATCATATTGTTCTGTTGTTAGTTCAGTTTCATAAATAACGTAAGTATAGAAACCACTATAAGGTAAGTACAGACTTTTATCTAAACCTTTATTAGCATTAGTAATATCTAAAAATATATAAAACTCATTATACCTTTCTTTATATTGACTTGCATCATCAAATATAATACAATATGAAATATCGTTTGTAACTTGGTTCGTACATTCAAGTAAATAATATGGACTTGTTCCGATTTTATTCTCGGTTAAAGTCACATAAATAGTCTGAATTGAGTCTTGGTTAATTCTTATCACTACATATATATATAACTCGTGTGAAATTTTGCTATAAAAAAAAAGCCACCCCGATTAAGAGTGGCTAATTTTATGAAATATGATTACTAATTTTAAGTCAATAATGCTGCTACAATACTTCCTTGAACTTCATTCGCTAATGCCTTTTCCATTCCTGTAAAGGTTAGGATATAACCATTGAACTCATTCATCGCTGCTCCACTCGCTGCACTACCTGCGGTTACTTCAACACCATTCTCTTTTCCAAACAAAAAGTATTGACCCGATTTAGTTTCTACTATTACCGAACATCTGTTTTGAATCAAAGTCTGTAATTGAAATTGAGTTAAGTAAGCCAACTTCGTAAAGTTTGTATTAATTGTTTGCTCAAATGCAACTGTACCCAATGCAGCATCTGCCATAATGTTTTGAGTGAAATCGTTTTTGGCTCTCGGCAACAAAGCATATTTGTAAAACTTTGTTCCACCTGTCTTAGTGATTGCTGTCACAAATCCACTTGCATTTTCTGTTACTGCTGTAACATTTGCAAGTTCTGTGATGTAAATATTTTTGATACCTCCAACTGCATCTTTGCAGTCTAAGGCATATGAACTAACTATTGCACATGGCATATTTTTATTTCTCCTTTTAAGTTTAAAAAGGGGGCTATTAACCCCCTTAAATTATAATGTGAATCTTACTACTTCTGTTGGTTGTGAAATTTGAGTTCCTAATTTGAACTTCATTCTCATAAATACTGAATCGTAATCTTGAGAGTACCACATTTTCATTTCATCTTCTTCACTTTCTAAGTCACAACCTAAGAACATATTTGAAGTTCTTAAAGCGTATGCCTTATTAGTTCCATTCAATCCTGGTACTGGTACAAT